CATTGATGATAGTAATTGTCCAAGGATCAAAAGTACGGTCTCCAGCAATTGGAAGAACACGACCCCTAAATGGAACTGGAATATTCCCTAAGTTTGCTGCTGGTATCTCAGCAGCTTTACATAAAAATTGAATTTCCCTTTCTGTAATATTATTTGCTGTTGGGAATTCTGGTATTGAAACCTCAAATAAATTCGACCTCGCACCACCACCAGTCAGTTTTGATCTGAAATCAGTGATGGTTCTGTCGTTATGATTGAATGCCATTTTCTTTGTTAACTCCTTTTGTTATTTAGATGGACTTAATTAAACTCGACCTATGACTTCACTGAAGGAAACTCCAGTTCTAGTCGCAACGAATGTAAGACCGATGAAGTTAATTGAACGAGCTGGTTTAATAAAGATGTCAGCCTTAAACTCATTCGCATCAATAACATCAGGTGTGTTGTTTGTCTCATCACATATGACCACAAAGTCTGAGATACCTCTCTTCGCTTGAACTCCACGAAGGAATGGTTCAACAATATTACGGAAGTTTGACCTAGTAATATCATCGTTAAACTCAAAGAGTTGTGTTCTTGCAGCGATTTCAATTCTTGCTTCTAAGTTCAAGAATAAACGACGAACGTTGATTCTATCGAATGCAGATGCAATCGCAAGTCCAGTCTTATCACCAAATAAGAGGAATCCACCGCCAGGTGAGAAGATTACAGGGTTAATTCTCTTCGTATAAAGAGAGTCTCTCTGTACTTTATTTGGATTATACGCTAACTTAACTGTGTTAAGTATGTTTCCTCTCTGAGGCCCAGCTGGTGAGAACCAAGGGAATTGTTCCTCAGATGTTCTTGCCATCAATCCAGCAATGTCACCATTTAATGGCATAAACTGGAACTTGTTGTTAAATCTATCAAACTGATACTTGTAACCAGAATCAAATACTGCGAAAGATGATGATGTGATTGGATCATAGAACTGAACAACGTTAGTTGTTTGTGTCTTTGCACTTGTTACATTAACAACTGTCTCTCTATTTGGAGAGATAACTGCTAAACAATCCTTTCTTGCCTCTGCAATTGCAATCAATTTGTTTGCTTTTGCTTGTGATTCTGCTTGACTACCTGTGATGCCAGGGCCTTGAAGTAAGAAGTTAACTGCGTATTCTGCCTCATTCTCGAAGATTTCATAACCACCGATTATGTTTCCAAGAGATGTTGAGTAACCACCCTCTGTGCTTACACCAGAGTAGTCCTTACCACCTTGTAATTCATAAAGTTTGTTACCTACAAAGTTAAAGTCTACATCCTGTGCATCTTGACTCCAAGTATTTTGAGCTGTACTTACTTTTGTAAATGCAGTTGTAAATCCTGATGCGATGTCTCCGTTTCCAGTTGCGATTCCAACAAAGATATTATCAGAGTTTTCTGCAATAAAGTTCTTGTAATAGATTGCATCTCCAAAAGAGTTCTTTGCATCATCTGCCTTTGATAGGAATGTAAACTTCTCAAGAATTGCACCTGTTGTTCCAGAAATCTTTCCACTATCGTCAATTACAACAATATGAAGTTCATCATTAGAACCATTTCTTGCTGCGGAGTATCCACTTGTGCCTGGTTTTTCAGCAATCTCTTTCCACTGTAATGCACCATTCTTTAATTGAATGAACTGATTATCATACCAATCATCAACTTGGAAGATTGTTGCACAAGTTGAAATACCAGCATCAGGGTTTGCAATAGTTGAAGAACTACTTGAAAATAGAACGCCAGGGCCAGGTAAAGTATTACTTGTCTTTGTTCCTGTTGTAAATGCGAAGATTCCATCTTCTGTATATGATGCTGGGAAGATTGTTCCAGCAGCAGAAACACGATTTGAAATCTTAACATCAACTGTACTTGCACCAATACCAGTGACAACACCCATGATGTATCCATCTGCGGTTGATGTTGTGCCAGGGCCAACAATTGTTCCACTGATAGGTTGTGTAACCGCCATACCAACACTAACGTTTGCTACTACATGAGGTGTAACATGAAGTTGTTGATCTGCAGCACCATCAATGTATGCAACTTTCATCCCATTTGCATAACTGCCTGGGTTTCTTGCAGCTAATCGATATGTAGTAGCGTCTTCATAGTTGTTTTGATAGTCTTGGAAAGATTTAATCTTAAGACTTGAAGTTGATCCAATACCTGTTGGATGTGTTGTAGGCATACCACCTACGTTTGCGTTATTTAAACTTGCACCATCTGCTCTAACGACTCTTAATACACCACCATACTGTAGATAGTTTGATGCAGTGTACCAGTATTCGTAATGTCTATCATTAAGTGATGGTTTTCCAAAAAGATCGATCAAATCTTGCTCATTCTCAATAAGCAAAGGTTCTAGTACAGGGCCTCTTTCAAAAGGGCCTACTATTGCACCTGTCTGATCACTTATGGAGTCAATTCTACCAACCGTAAGGTCAACTTCTCTAACCTTAACGCCTGGAGATACTAAACCTATGCCAGCCATGTTTTTCTCCGAGTTCCACGTTTGTTTTACTAAATTTATTTATAAATTGCTACCTCTTCAAATGGGGAAACATGACGTGAACACTACCAATCAGGATATGTATCCACTAATTCTTTTCTTTTTCTCTTATCTGAAATTCTTTTTATTGAACATCTCTTACACTCGTATGCATACGCCGATGGCACATTACCACGATCTTTTCTTGTTTTGTAAAAATCATTAATCAATTCTTTTGTTTGACCACATATCTTACATTTTCTTTGTTCAAAGAGTAAATGTTCCAATCCAAACTGATCTTCTAGGTTCATCAAAACCATCTCCAAGGTAACATTGACATACCTAACATATTTAATACTGGTTCAAACGCTAGTGCGATTAATGTAAACATTAAAACTTCTATGAAAAACTGTTTCCATAGAGGTTGTTTTAACTTCCATTCTTTAAACTTATTTGGTTTTCTTGCACGTTCATATGCTCCTGACTTTTCACCAATAAGATCTGTCCACCAACTTGGATCTACAATGTTTCCTAATAATTTTAAAAGTCTAATCATCTGTAATCCCACATGTAAGAACGATCACCATATTCGTCGGCATACCAACGATCTCCTTCACCATCTACAAAACTTTCATCATCTCTTCCATCAACAATAAATCCAAATGGTGACATGTCTTGTTCAATCTGATCTCGTTGATCCTCATAAATTCTCTTTCTTACATCTTGGTCTGTAAGTTCTTTGAAATATTCCTGTTGAACTAACCATGCATATATCACCAGACACATGGCGAGATCATCATTACATCCCTCCTCTGCCTCAAATGAGTTGTGTTTTTGTATGAATGTAGTAAGTTCAGATATAATATCATAATCATTAAAAAGTATTTTTTCATCTTCAATCAAAGTTTTTAAATTAGAACATCCAACTTTCTTGACAGTCTTGGACATCTTGACTCCAAGTTGAGTTTTCTTACCTGAGAATCCTTGTCCTACTATCTGCCCAGCACGACCTCTCATTGAACATAGTAAAAGATTATCATATTCTAGATCATACTGTATAATACTTGCAACTTGGTCTCCGATATCATTCACCTCACATAAAATAAAAGCATTGTTATATGCCTTTGCAATATCTACAATGATACTGGGAAACAACATTGGTTTTATTTCATTATTCTTATACTTACCAATCACCTTATGTGGAAATGATGTGATATCCGTGATTACAAAAGCAGAGTAATCAATACCTACACCACGAGCCACGTCAACTGTAATTACATAATCATGATTTTTGATTGGTTCAAAATAAATATCTAATCCACGATGACTCTTGATTGGTTCATCATATACTAATGATTTTAATTTTGCAGAACTAATCAGAGTATCAACAGAACCTAGAAACTCACACTCAAACTCAACACGAAACTGTTGTTCAGATGTGTTTGCAATTGTCTGTTCTTTCCAATATGCATCTCTGCCTGGCACTTCTGACCAGTGAACTTCAGTTGGTACATATTCATTTTTTTCTCTTTCAGCATCATGCCACATACGATAGAAGTGATTCATACCGTGTGGTGTGGATACAACTATGACTTTTGTTCTTTGACCAGAAGAGATAGTAGGATAAACAGATGCAAAGAATTGGTCAGCAATGTGATTCGGGATAAAAGCGAACTCGTCAAGAAAGATGACATTATAGGATCCACCTCGGACAGCAGATGCAGATGTAGACGCAGCGAGAATTTTGGATCCATTTTCTAACTCCAGAGAACCTTTGTTCCAAACAAGAACACCTTGTTGCATCCATTTAGGTAAATTTTCATATGCAAGTTGCAGTCTACCTAAAAGATCACGAGCAGTTGATGCCTTGTTTGCAAGTATTGCTATATTTACATTATCATTAAACACAGCATAGTGCAACAAGTAAGATACCACAGTTGTAGACTTACCAGTCTGTCGAGGCATCTTACAGATATTAAATCTTTCGTGATGAAAATTATTGATTAATTTTTCTTGAAATGGATATAGATTAAAATTAACTAGACCCTCATCAAGAGAAACAATTTTGATATAGTTTTTTGCAAAGTAAACAGGATTATCCTTACACTTGATGAACTCCTCAATATTTTCTTGAGTAAATTCAACTTTTACATTCGCTTTCTTTAGATTGGGATTACCAAGATATACAGTATCAGACATAATAAATTAAAATAAAATTAGCAGTTCCAACGTCTCCTTGCCTGCCTTAATCTACTATTTGGATCTTTTGCAGCCTTTGGAAACTTCTTCATTTGACCAGCACTTCTTGCACAGTAACTCTTTCTTCTTTTTGCATCCTTCGATCCTTTCTTCACTTTACCAGTGACAGCAGTTTTAAGTTTTGAGCCAGGATTGCGACGACGATATGCAGCAACACCTTTTGCAGTCATACCAGCACCACTCTTTGTAGGCCTCTTGTGTCCAGACTTGACACTCATACCTTTCATGTCATCTTCAGCGACATACTCTTCGG